GAATCTTGGACTAGTTTCTAGGTTAGTTGTGTCATAACTTACAACTAAATTTTCTGCTTTTACAAATGCAGAGGTGGCTCTACCTAATAATGAGTCAAAATATACTTTTTTAAATGCGCTACCAGCCAAGGGTAGATAAAATAACAGACTATCCATATCTGGATCATACTCTTCCATAACTTCTGTTATCTGGTAGTTCATGTATTCCTTGACACGTTTACATTGTGCCTCTACTTCTGGAGTTTCTAGTCCTACCATTTTTGTACTCACGGGACCATTAGCTGGTAACAATTCTTTATAGGCTTGTGCTTGAAACTGAGTTGCTGCTTCTGCGAGTAAAGGGTGTGTAACTCCAGTTGCTCCTGGAAAAGGTGAATCACGTTCTTCTGATTTTATACCTAGTAGATCAAGACCATCAGAAAAAGTTTGTAACCATTCGTCACGAGATTCTTTATCTTCTTCAAACGCTGCAACAAGTTCATTTGATATTTCACTAAGTTCACTCGGATCTAAAACTAAAGCTAGGTTTGAGTTATGTTCTGTTTCTAGTGCTTCCGTATCGTCGACAGGCAGCATTTGACCATTAGTTCCTACTTGAAATTCTACACCGCCATCGTCATTAGGTTCTTCTAATTCTACAACTAATTCTTCCTCTGACGTTATAGGGTTTTCTCTTTTAGGATATCTTTGTGCTTCTATCGCCATGGTTCTCCTTTATAGGTTATCAATAATAACTTATTTTCTTTCGATATAAAACTTCTTCTTCGTAATCACTTGGTAGTCGCACAAAACCACCTTGCCTAAATCTCATTAAAGCTTGCGTAGTTGAATCTACTAAGTCGTCGTGATCTCCTGCTGGGAATGCCGCACATTCTTCTATGACATCTTTTGCCCAGTTTGTATCAGGATACCAAACCATGCCAGACTCGAACAATGGAGCACAGGCATTGACCCTTGCTACCTTGTCGTTGCCTTTTGATGGCGTGTAGTTTTGTACAGGTATGCCCACGCTCCGCAGTTCTTGTGTCAAAGGCATACCACTCGCTTTACCTTCTATGATCACTACGTCAGGTTCCCAATGTTCGTATTGCTTGAAGGCTTGCCCTTTGAGTTCAGGAAAGTTGTACTTACCTTTTACTACGTCTAATAATATAATGTGTGGAGCATCACCGTTATAAATTTCTTCACCACCTAGTCGACCTTCTGGATAGAATACACCCCATGTTGTAATAGCTGAGTAGTCCGCAAGCTCTGATTTTAAAAACGCAGTATCGTAACTTTGTATAATATAATCACACTGAGGTGGTTTATCGTTTGGCCATTCGTTCCACCACTCTCTTTTTATAAGTGCACCCTCTTCTGATGTGGGGTTCTGCATATATTGTGCGTGCCACTTTGGTCCACCTCTTAGTGAAGCTTTTACACTTTCCATTTCTTCTATTGACCAGTACTCTGGCCATAGTGGATTACCACTGGGTAAAATAGCAGGGAGCTCAATAAGTTCCCATTGATCCGCTTTAGGGTCACGAGCTGCATCTTTGAGTAACCTACCTGTTAGGTCGTTGACGTTCCATCGCGTCATGACTATGACTATACTGCCTCCAGGTTGTAGACGCTGTCTTGGTCCAGAGGTGTACCACTCGTATACATCGTCCATGGACTTTGGGTTAAGGGCATCTTGCTCGGAGTGAGGGTCATCAATAATAAACAAGTCCGCACCACGTCCAGCTAACGCACCGCCCACACCAGCTGCATAATACTCCCCTTTAAGTTTAGGGTTGTTTGTGTCTTGTGTTTCCCATTTACCTGCTGCTTTACTGTCTGGATTAATAGCTACTGAATCAAATATCTTTTCGTAATCTTCTGTTAACATAAGGTCACGAATCTTACGACCAAATTTTACAGCAAGGTCTGCAGTGTGAGTTGCTTGTAGGATCTTGAGCGACGGATTACGACCCACGAGATACGCAGGAAAGTAATGGGACGCAAACTCAGACTTCGTGTGCCTTGGTGGCATATTTATAATAAGTCTTTTTATTTTACCGTCGGCTATACGGTCAAAGGCTTCTGCCATTTGTTTATGATGAGCACCTTCCACGAACGATGGCCACTGGGTTTTGACAAAAGATAAAAACTTTGATTGCGCAACTTCTACACGCTCAAGCTCTTGTAACCTTTCTGATAATTCTAGATGCTCTTTTAGAACATCTTCGGGTAGTTGTTCAAGCTCGGGGCGAATAGTCATGCAGCGATCTAATACTTGAGATTCATTAATGGTTTACGGACAGCACCACCACGGTTAAAAACTAAAGTTTTAAATATTTCTTTTAGTTCTGGTGTCATTTCTATTTCTAAAAACTCGTTGTAGTTTTCGTCGTCTATTACTTTAGCATTTAACTTAATTCCGTATTCACCTTCTATACGTTTGATTCCTTTTTCTGTAAATTTTTTATAATCTTTAGCTAGAGCTTTAGCTGTCTCACCTGGATATAATGATCCTTCTCCTCTTAAAGAGTCATCAAAATCTATGTCTCTTGCACGTGGAGGTACTAAGACGTCACCTGTTTGGTTAGCTAGAGCGTAATCATTGATAGGAAAACGTACTACGTCCGCACCTTTTTCTACTCCTTCGTTTAATACAGTTTTCATGTGCATGGGGAACCAATCTTTAATCATAGGTGCGTCTATACCTTTATCCCCACCTATAATTAACCTTTCTATTTTAGATGCAAACTTACTTATGTTATCATCTAAGCCTAAATATTCCATTTCGTTTATACGGTCGAGTTCTACAGGTTCATATCTTCTCCCAGTCTTGTCGACAAGTGGTGGGTAATCTATGTTTGCCTCAGGTACTGCAGCTCGTCCAGTAAACAAAGGGTAATCTGACGGTAATCCGAATGATTCTATAATGTTGTCCCCCAACATATCAAGTTCTGTTGCTTGTTCGTCTATTAGTTCTTTTAATTCATCTAAAGAGTTACCAGAATCTTTTACAGATTTTTGTATTTCTGGAGAAGTAAGGAGTTCATCTAAATCTTGACCTCTTCTTATTTTATTGGCTATACTGTTTTGTTCTCCTCTAATACCTTGAGGCAGTTTATCTCTAGGTAGTATTTTCATAGAAGTATCCATTCTATACATACCCGATTGACCTTCTGCACCCACTAGTATTTTTTTACCATCTTGCTCATATAGTGCAGAACGAGTGGTAAATATACGGTTAGCGGTGTTGGGGTCAAAAGAGTCTCTAGTAAATTCAGGTAATAACCCTGTACCTACTTCACTGTGTCCTGGATCTTCAAAAAGTCTACCATATCTTGGATAATCTGCAGCAAAACTACGTTCTGTGTAATTTAATAAAGGAGCAGTTTCCATACCCTCTGGTATTGTTCTTGCTGGTTCTTCTACTTTAGGTATATTAGGTAGGTACATAGAATATCGAGAACCCATACTAGCACCAACATCGCCAAGATCAAACTGAGATTCCATCTCTTTTATTGTTGGTTTGTTTTTGCCTATATTGTCTAACACTTCTTGAAGGGTAGCTTTAGTCTTCATAAGTTCTGGAGGAACAAACTCATCTACCTGTCTTTTAAAGCCACCTTTAGCAGCATCAGGTAGTTTTGATTCCATCTCTTTAAGTATGTTTTTTACAGGGTATGCTTTGTTGAGGTCAGAAGCTGTGTCTGATGCAAACTTAATTACTTCACGTTCTAATAAAGTTTCTACGTTAGGTCTACCTACAGTTGCTGCATCTTCTAGTGATATGTTTCTAGCATAGTCTCGAAAATCTTCTGCTTGTTCTAATTCAGATTCACCAGTTCTGGTTCTAAAAGCTTGGGTTGGGGTTACGTTAAGGTTGCCTTTGTTTCGTAAGTTTCTGACCATACGTCCTACTGGTATAAACGGTAGTGCACTTAGCCCCATGATACCAGCACCTAGAACACGGTCGCCTTCATCAAATATGTATTTACCTTCTCTCATACCTTGTACATCGCCAAAGCCTGGAATAAATTCTGATAGGAACGTAGTGTTTTCCGCTAGTTGTTGAGCACGGTAATTGTCGTACCCTAGTCTACGCAATAAAGAGGCTATACCTTGTCGTTGTTTTTCTAACGGAGAAAGTTCAAGAGGTAAGATCTCTTGTTCTCCTGGTGTTGCCCTAAGTTCTGTAGTCATAAAAATTTTGCAAAAAATTTTTTAAACAGTGTTATCTGTGTATATAGTCTAGTCTAGGTTCGGTCAAAAGTAAAATCTTATTCTAATGTCAATCAAAAACTCAGCCTGTAGCCTTATATATAATCGTTATCGTATAAGGGGGGTAGGGGGTAAATAAATCAGGGTTCGTGGTCGGTTCAAATCGTAGGTATAAAAAAGGGTAGCTTCTTCAAGCTACCCTTAGTTCGGTCAAGCTACTTAGCTTCTAGGGTAATAAATCCCGTGGCTAAATCGTACTTAATTCCTGCCGCGTCTATCTGCCTAGTAGTAAGTGCCTCGGTCACCGTCATACCGTTCAGGGCTACGTGGCGCTCAGCGTTATGTGGCGCCCTAGCTAACTTGCCTGTAGCTGTATAAATCAAGTCACCGTTCAGTCCGCCTAAGTTCACTTTAACTTCGGTCTTTTTATTAGTAGTTGTTTTCATAATATTTTCCTTAATTACGTTAGTCATAATTAACTAACTAAGGTCATATTATCTTAAGTTAAGTTTAAAGTAAAGTATTAATTAACCAACATCATTAAATAAATAATCGTTCAAAATTTAATCAATCGTCCGTGGTCGCCTTGCGATCACAGTGTGATCATGGACCATGGTGCACTTGCGATCACAATATAACTATACACAACGGATTTTCAGATTACCATCAATAATCCACACAACGGTTTTCTGATTACCTTGGA